ATTTTATATATCAAGGACTCCCAATAATTTGGAGCTGTAAGCGAACCCATCACCCGGCAAGCTTCGTCTTCCGGTACCAGGAATGAATTTTTGAAATATTGTTTGTTGGTTTTTATCCATTCCACGGCCTTAAGGCGTTTCAATCCAAAGGAAGTAACCAATAAAGTATGCAGTTCATGTTTCAGGAACCCCTTGAAATTGTAATTATCCAATACCTCGTGTGCTAAATCCTCTTCGCAGTTTCCCAGATCGAGCCCCGGATCTATAGTAATGCCTGAATTTGTTTGCGGATTTACCAGGCTGTCGGGATAATAAACTGAAGAATGGTACATCTTTGCGCCGCTTCCTTCCTCGTTATATATCCAGTTGATATTACCCTTAAACCCTAAATCAAATACATTTTCCATTTTATTTATTTAACCTCTGGTTTCCTCTTAAAAATTCCATCTCTGATTTTTGGTACTCATTAAGTTGCTGCTTAAAATCTTTTAATTCCTGTGTAAGGTTTTCGATCTTTGTCGAAAGAATATCAAGGTTGCTAATTTTATTTTCAATTATTGTAACTCTGTTAGATACCTTTTCAACCTCTTTACTCGTGTTTGAGGCCTGGGTAATATTCACAGTATAATTAGATAATACAATTGCCATAACTGTAAGTATCCACTTCCAGTTCTTTGCTACCCAGGAATCAGTTCCTTGTACTTTTCGAGTCACTTCCTCTTCTATATATTCTTCCATTTATCTTTTATCCAGTGTTAATAGTAATACTGTCATCCCAGTCCCATCCGGATGAATTTCTTTTATATAATAAGTGGTCCCTCTAATAACGATAGGCGCATCCTTGTCGTTATCCGATACATCCGTGGATCTTACATGTGCCTCTGGTTTTGATGAAGTTAATGGAGCCTGGTTGATCTTCGATGCTTCATAAGCATTAAAGAACTTCACCAAGATAGTTCTGGAAGGAGCGGCTCCAATAGCCGCTTCTTCTTCATCACCCATCATGAATACTTCATCAACAAACATGATTTATTTAGGATCCTTTTTGTCTTTTTTACTGTCATCCGTAGCAGTTTTTTTAACTTCTTCAGGATAAGCGGCTAAGCCTCTATAGTACAATTCCGCTTTGTCCATGCCAGACACGGTTACTTCGCTTCCTGCTTTTTTGCCCACTGCTTTTTCTTCCCCGTGTTCTCTTACTCTTACATCCTGAAGTAATATCAACACTTCAGGTTCTTTAAGTTTTTTTTCATCTATCTTTTTCATACACTTTTCCAGTTTAATTAATTCTTAAAAAATTTTGTTTGAATTCAAGACCGGATAAATTTTCATCTACCCGGCCCGGTTAAATAATCAGGATTAGGCGTCGTCTCTCATTACGAAAGCTGAAGCCCTTCTTGTTACATAGTCAAATGCAGAGAACATTGTTACTTCAATGTTTCCGGCTTTGCTATTAGGTCCGAATGGATTAACAAGAATTTCATATAACTGCCAGTCGCACAATACAAGTTCTTTCCAGATACCGGCGGATAAGAATTTAGCATCTACCTGGTTAGTGGATTCTTTATTGTAACCAGCTATCTTACCGTCATCTCCCATTATGAATACAGGGAAAGTACCGACTTTAGGAGTTGTCATAAGTTCAGCTTTCAATTCAGGTCCAAGCAACCATTTTATTTCGCCTAATTGATCTGCATTTGCTCTTTCAATTTTGGTTATGAATTCGATGATCTTAGCCCATGTAACGCCGCCTGCACAGTCAACAGTTCCAACACCGGTTTCATTGGTGAAACCTTTAGGCTCAATAGCTCCGCCTACTCCGAATATTCCATATCTGTCAATACCAACTAATGAAGTACCAAATAAGTCGTTGGTAATAAGAGCATCAATCGAGGGTTCCCCCTGAAGGATTAAAGATCTATGATATTCGGTAGTTGTAGATCCGTAATGAGGTGTTGCGGTAATCTGTCCAACTGTAAAGTTAGAAGGAGTAGCGGCACCATAACCAACCATTTCAAAAGTTGATGTTGATAACTGTTTAGGAATAGCTATGTTCTTTCTTAACCCTGATAAAATAGTAACACCAAGTTTTGCAAGAACAGCTTTGTTTCTTAAGAAGTCAACAAAGTTTCCACTTAAGAAATCGGTACCAACTAAGTCACCGCCAATGGCAGCACTTGCAGTACTTAATACCGAACGGGTGTTAAGATTGGGGTTCAATCTTTTCTGAATTTCAGAAGGAATAAAGAATGAGCGTTCGTCTCTCTGTTCAACACCTGCTTTTTTCATTACAGCTTCACTTACTTCTCTTTCGAAACTGTTTTTATTCCAGGTACCGTCCGCCATAGCGGCTATACCACGGGTTAAAGAAAATCTTTCCTGATCTTTTGCGCTTAATCCCAATTCAGTGTTTGGTGTTTCAACCGCACCCCTGGTATCGAGATTATCAAGTACCTGTGAACGGAAAATATTTACATCTGTACCGTTCGTTATAGCTTCACGAACCATTTTAGCCGCATCAGGAAGCTTAGGGGCAAACCTTGTCCCGTACTCTTCAATTTGGGCTATCCTTTCCCTCTCAGCCGCTATAATCTGCTCGGGAGTTCTTTCGTCCTTTTTGATCTCTGCCATTTCTTCATTCTCCTTAAGTAAAATGTTAGTTCTGTTATTTAATTTTTCATCAATTTGACTTTCAATAAACTGTTTAATTTTTTCCTGATTATTACCCGATAAACTATCTTCCCTGAATTTCGAAATATCATCGGCACCAATAGGAACAAGGGACTCTTCTTTGGGTGTCCATTTCTGCCTGATGTATAAATCTAGATCGTCACCAAAATTGTTGACATAAACTCTACCTTCAATTGTAACGGATGCCCCTGGCTTAAGAACTATTGTCCCTGTTTCATCAATTTGATAACCGCAGGATGTGTCGGTTAAATGTTCTTCACGTACTAATGTGCATTCATCTTTAGCTAGTGAAGAAAAATATATGTTGCCTACTAATAAGGATCCTTCAATTGCTAGTTCCCGGCAACTTCCTTTAATAGTTTTCGCCACTCCGCCATAGCAGGAATGGGTATCAAGTAAAACTACTTGTCTGTTTTCTGGTAACTGGCACCCACTCATTAAAAGAACTTCGCGGATTATTCTCCATGTATCCCAGTCCCAAACCATTACCGGTTCTTCAGAGGCTACTACAACGGGAAAGGCTTCCTTGGTAAAATCAGTTGTAGCCTCTCTGGCTCCTTTCCCTTCGCATGCTCTGCAATTTTCTTTTCCGCAGCAGTTTCCCGCCTGGCATTCAGCGCATGTACAGGAACATGAATCATCACGTTTCTTAAAACGTGAAACTCTTGATATCATCCCTTTATAATCACCCGGGACAATTTTTCTTTTACCGTTTCCCGCTGGATCCCCGCCAACTCCGCCCCCATCGGGCCCGAAAAAAAACATCATCATTCCGCAAATGAGTCCAAGTCTATTCCTGAACATTATTTTTATCTCCTTGATTATTATCCACTGGTTTTTGTGTCATATCTCCCTTTATATCAGTTCTGTGTAAATCATATTTTTCCAGAATCTCTTTTTCGTAAGACAACTGTTCAACATGCTCTTCGAAGTCCACGCCTTGTTCAGCTAGTACATTCTCATAGGTCTCTGTTAATGCGTCAATCCCTTCAATCTTAGCCCTTCCATCCTTTTGAGGGTCAACCCAACCGGAAGTAAATCCAATGACTTTTATTGTATTAAATTTTTCATATTTGGTAATAGGCAGGTTCAGATATCCCGATGTGATGGACATTAAAATAAGATCGCCAATAACTATTTCAATTATATCTTCCCTTATATCCGACTGCTCAATTTTATAGCTTAAACGGCTGTCTAGCATACCATGACGGATAGAAGTATAATTGACCCCGGAAAGATTTGATGAAATTGTCGGGTAATCGATATCAAGACCGGACGCAATAGAATAAACCATATTCTCAGTAAACGCTTTATGTTCTCCCTGTGGATATGGCGGGTCATATTGTTCTTTTTCCATTCCTTTCGGAATAACATAAACCTGTCCCGGAGTTACTTCATATTCAATATTACCGTTGGTATCCTGTTTTGCGCCTGGTATATTAGCCTTGCTTACTTCCCCTTGAATATTATTTGAATATCTAAGTACAAGTGCTTTCATTGCCGCAGATCTTGCGTTCACAAGTGCGGCTTCCTCATAACCTTTAAGTATTCTTATCCTGTTTGCTATTTGAACAAATTCAGGATAACCCCGTAACTGCCCTACAAACTCACAATTGTAGAAATGTATTACTTCGTCCGCCGGTACCCTTACCCAGTTCCTTGAATAATACTGAAGAGTAATATCCAATAACGGGTCAACTTTCCTAAACCAATAAGCCTGTGGTTTCTTATCCGGATTATATTCAATACCCATTATGATGATATTACCGTTATCGCATGGCATGTTTAACTGTTCGTCTACCATTTGCGATTCAATCGCTTGCAGGGTATAGCAAAAGGGATTTTGTTTTTTATTCGGATAAACTTTTTTTATAAAAACTTCGCCATCAACCTTCTTTGAATTAAGCACGGTCGCAAGAAATTGTCT